CCAGTAAATAATCTGGGGCATCTTTATTCCAGAGTCGGAAAACATTTTCTCCATTATCTCTCGGGTTGCCTCGTTGTATAAACTGTCGGCTTGGTTCAAGGGCATGTCACTGACAATAACTAGTCTCTCTCCACATTTGTCTGTTGTTAGAAAATGCTTCAATGCCTCGCAAATATTGGTGGAAGAACTGCTCGGAATGATTCGCATCTTCTGCACTTTCTCATAAAGCGTATCCGCCTCCACCTCTACAAACTGCGGATTTGGTTCAAATGTGAGAATGCGTTCCGCCAACAATCCCAGGGTGACGGAAATCAACAAAGTAATACCGATTGTAGATAAGGAGACATCACTTAAAACCACGGTCTTGTCCATTTTGGGCACGGTTTTCCAACTAGCCTCAAGCTCATCATTTAAGGCGCGACCTACCAAATATGGTGCAACAATCTCGTGGGGAGCTATACAAGGTCTTACCACCGTGTGTGCATCATATTTCTCTCGGTCATTTCTCTCAAATGCCTTCTTGTGACGGCGAAACGCCTGGAAGGGGACTTTTTTGTAATCCACGTTTCCCCAATCCTTGGCGCACATTTTCTGCTCGAGGATTCCAATGTAGGTGCGCAAAGGCGTGATATACTTCTTGCGGAGTTCGGAGATGGGAATCTTCATTGAACGGGCTAAGCGGAAGGTGACTGCCGTTTTTTTATTTACGGCGCTGGTTTCAGATGGAACCCATTTGGCAGCGAGAGAAATCGGTTTTCCAAGCTCCATATTGGCATGGTCGGAGACCAATTGTTCACCCAGATGTTTCAAATAGGCATACATAGCTTTGGAATTTCGCGGCAAGTAAACAAAATCGTCGTAGCGGCCATACTTTTGCAAAAACAGCGGCATATTTTCAATCAACTGTTTTTCGTCGTATTTCTGCAACCATCCGAGTAAACGACGCCCCAAATCGCGTTCGCCACGTCCATTGCGAATGTAGGCAATGGTTTTCATCGTATAAAGCAAACTCTCTTTGGCGGCGGCATCGGCCAACGAATATAACTCAGCATCACTTGTTGTCCGCTGTGCACCATAAAAGAAATTAATAACTGCATTGTTTAATGGAGGTGCTGTATCAGAAGACGCGTCTACAGACGCGTTTTTCTTAGAACCAAACATATAATTGAATACATTGTAGATTATTGACATTGCTTGAATATAAATATATAATACAATTGTTTTATATGTTTTACAGAAGAACTAAACGCCGCTCATTTCGCATTTGTATTCAAAATCTCGCAAATTAGACAAATCGAGAAGTTTGCGCCGTTCAAATCCACGATTTGCCCCTTGTCGTTCATTAATCGAATGGCGAATTTTTGGATACGAACGGGACCATAGTATTTGCGGTCCTGATTCTGCATCGTGCCTCCAAATTCCATATAGGTTTGACCGAATTGCATACCAGTTAGTTTCATCGGAATGAGCGCAAACACGTCTTTAATATAAGGTCCTGCCGCAAAACTTTTGGACTTGGTTCGCTTGTTCTCTATGATTTGATTCATCGCATACAGTTGTTTGGAAGTCAGGTCAGTATTTAATTTATTGGTTGCAGAGACTGCGGTTTTAAGACCTGTTACGGGGTCGCACTGATACGAAACGCGCGAAGCATATGACGGTAAAGCCACATCATTTTCCAAAGACGTGATTGTAATCAGACCTGCATTCACGTGGTTCTGGATAAAATCGTCCAATACCACCAGGAAATAATTATACAGGTTGGTGTTCAAAACGACGTCACCAATTACGGCAATTTTGTTCGTTGTTGAATTATACGAATACGTGTATTTATAGGTTTTACTATCGAAAACGTTGTTTTTATAATTTTCGCTCGCAAGAGAACCGCCGGTTATTTGTGTAAAATCGACCAAAGCATATTCGGTAAAAGAGTGAAAGCCAAGAAGCCAACCAAGCGTAGAATCCCAGGTTGCATTTTGGGTAACACCCACGTTACAATAAACAAAACTGACCGAATCGTAAAAAACAAGCTTGAAATCGCTCGAGTAATAAGTTTTGTTCACATTCATTCGAATATTTGCATACTGCAAATTGCCTTCATTTACAAGCGTTATTTTACTACCATTTGTCAAATCATTCGCATCAAATAATGTTTGGATTGCATTAATCAAACCTTCTCTCGTGTAAACCGTTGGCAACGTGATGTTATTCGATACTTCTAGTGGCACTGAAAAAATTATATCATTTGCACCGCCACTATCGGCGACACCATTGAAATATGGTTTAAATATAAATTGATTGTTGCGCGAGTTTAATGTAATTGTATTATTGAAAACGGGGCTTCTGCCAAATACCTCGGCGTGTGTTAATACCGCACTCATATTGTTTGCCAAATTGTAGGACGAATCCATAAATAAATAATTATTCCATGAATTGTATATGCTATTATCGATAAACGTAACTTTATAATTAGTCTCGGTCAAAATCTTGTTTATTTTAAATTGCAAACTTAATGATGAATTTGAGAATAAAATATTGCTCGCATTCATAATCGGATAATCGTCTGAATCCACAAAACGGATAAAATCATTATTTATGCCTCTTATTAAATCATCCAACACACCATAGGTGGCTTCCGTGAAAAATAATTCAACGTTTGGACTATTTTGATTGCCAAATCCATTTCCATTCGGACCACCCGTTTTTTTGGAAATCAAGACAATCTTGTTGTTTGTGCTATTAATCGTAATTGATGGTGCTGAACTAAATGCTTTTACCAGTGTAAAATTCGAATTAGTCAAGTTATTATAACTTGCATCATAGAAAAATGGACTCTTACTCAAAAAGCACGACGACAAGTCAACAATGTATGTTTCTTGAGTAAATTCTCTCGCAATATCAAATTGGAATTTGGCTTTGTCCTGTGAAATTGTTAATCCAGTATTGTAGGTAGAAGAACCCACATTGATGTTGAATTCGCCGTTTTGTTTGTATACTGGGTCAATGGTCGCAGCGTTCATCGCAATCAATGCATTTTTGATGGCGTCGAAATAGTTTGTGAACAAATAGCCGTTTGGAAATCCATTCGTCGAAGATGCAGGAACTGTCGCAATACGCGTATTTTCAATAACATTGTAATTTGGTTTTGTGCACTCTATTTTTATTAATGCTGTGCTCAAATCAATTATGTAATTGGTCAATAACGTCTCCGTCTCGGAGACGACCTCGTTTAGTTCAATTGTGTTGACATTTTTAAAAACAAAACACGAATCATTTCCTGTCCATATGTGTTTTCCATTAATATTGGTTTCATCTGGAAACACAATCGCCAGCTTCGAATTGTCAATTTGCGAAATCTCGGCGCGGTTCAATTTGATAGCAATTTCGTAATGGGAATTGGATAAGTCTCTCGCTGTATTGTTTACGCGATTAAAATAAGACCAGGTTTGGTCTAAAAACACATTTGCAGCCATTTGCGATTTAATATTTGCCTCGATTGCGTTCCTGCTATACGTATTATTGGCAAGTGTGAGTATAATTGGTATCCGGTTTATAATCGTAGATGTTGAGATATTAAACTGGTCTGTTCCCAAATACTGATATATTGTAAAGTAATTATTGGAAAAATCGTTTTGTATCGTATTTACGGTATACGAAGACTGGTTTGCGGATAAAGTATCACCAATCGGTGGTAAAATGTTTTTCTGTGAATATGCAATGTATGGATAATAATTTGTGTAGTTAAAACCCAAAAAACTTGGTATTGTCTTGCTTTTATCAGTTCCAATTACATTGGGCGTTGACCAATTTGGAAAATACAGTTGGTAATCAGTTTCGTTGTATTTTTTCTTCAAATCAAACTCAAACACGATTTTGGAATTCTTTGCGCCCAATTCATACGAAATCTTTGTTTCGCCAAAACTTAAATCAACCACACTGCTATAAAGTGGATTATACTTAATTTCGGAATCATTTCTTACGCCTTTTAAGAAAGAAATTTGATTATTGATTGAATTTACGATGCCATTTCCATCGTATGTCCCAGAACCAATTTCAACCTTTATATCGTGGTCGCCATTATTGATGCCGGGTCTGTTGCCCTTTATATAAAAAAAATTGCTTCCAAAAGTTTCGTTGATGGTGTACCAGGTATATGGAATTTGCACCGAATACAGTTTCATCGAAATCACATTGTCAATGCTTTCCGACAAATTCATTGTGAAATTGGTGGCGCTCGTGTTTCCAGGGTCTTCGCGAAACTGACTATCAATCGAAATCATTTTGAAAATCGTTTTTCTCTCCACGGGGTTTAATTTTTTGGGGTCGGCAATGTAATCCACGTTGTGGGTGGCAATTGTGCTTATTGTGGTTGTTGAGTTTCCGATAACTTGTGGCACATTTGTATTTCTCACGTTTTTTGCAGTTTCATCGAGTGTTGCAGTTTCAAACCCTTCAACCGCGTTTTCGTCTTCCAAAAAAAAACGGTCGTACATGGACTCGAAAAACTTGTAGAGACGCTTGGACTTCTCTTCATACTTGTCCATAAATTGCAGGATTTTCATTTCAAGTTCTCTATCGGTCGGATTATCCAAATCTAACATGGTAAAACATTCCTGGTCTGTATAATTATTTATATCGTATTCATCCTTTTCCATTATTGTATACTATAGATTATAACAATTTATATATTTTTTTTTCACAATCTGTTTTTGAACATATTGATAATGTATTCGTTGAGGTCTGTTTTTTTTTCTATAATATCTAGTGGGAAAATGGTGATTCCATGGCTTCTCTTCTGGTGTCGCTTGCCCTTGAAACAATATGTGTCAAATTCGGCCATCACTTTTTCTTCTTCTTCTGTCATGTCGGTTCGGTCGATTCGTGCCTTACCTAAATATGAATATCGGTTATAATTTCCGTCTTCGTAGACACCATACCTACTGGGGAAGGGCATGTTCTTCACCATTCCCACACCTTCAATGCGATTTCTCTCATTGTTCATTTCTAGAACAAACATGATTGCATCTTTGGAAACAAATCCGGAAATTACTTTTGGAACTCCATAAATGCATTTCAGGCCTTTGATTTTATCACAATAGGACAACATCTCTGCATGGCTTTTATTATTGAACCGCGTAGTCATTATATAATGTTTTTTGGGAATTCGCTTTAATTGTTCCAATGAACGAATCCGGGCATTTCGCAAAAGTTTTGCACGGACCTCGTTTTCATTATCAGATTCGTCTGAATCCATTTTAATTTATTTTTTTTGTTTCTCTGCAGAGAAATAGAACTTTTTTTCAATTTTAAAAGGCATAAGCGGTAAGCAAAGCGGCGCTGAACCCAAGGTATTCAGAGAAGCTTCGCTTCTCTGACGCCTTTTAATCCCTCCTTTTAATTATTCACGTGCATCACGTCTCGCACCAAGTTAATAATATCCAAATAGTAGTCCATGGACGCAGTAATAAAATCACCTTGGTAATAATCCGCGCGTTTCAATATATTATTGGTGTCATATGCAACATATAAGCCAAATATACCAATTCCCGCGCCAGACAGCC